GAGCACCTCGAAGGCGAGATCGTCTCGATCCTGGCCGACGGCGCGGTGTGCCCGCAGCAGACCGTCATCGACGGCGGCCTCCCCGAGGCGCTGCCCGCCGAGTGCGAGACGATCATCATCGGCCTGCCCATCGAAGCCGATCTTCAGACACTGCCCTTCGCAGTCGAGATGCCGGGCGCGGGCCAGGGGCGGCCGAAGAACATCAACGAGCTGTGGCTGCGCGTCTACCGCAGCTCGGGTGTGTTCGCGGGTCCGACCTTCGACAACCTGACCGAATACAAACAGCGGACCACCGAGCCCTACGGCTCACCGCCGGCCCTGACCACCGACGAGATCGCGATCAAGATCGCGCCGTCGTGGTCGATGGGCGGGCAGGTCTGCATCCGTCAGTCCGATCCGCTGCCCCTGACGATCCTGTCGATCTCCGCGGAGACGGTCGTTGCCGGTTAAGGTCCGCCTCGCCCAGACCGAGGACGCGGATACCATCGAGCCCCACCTGCGCGAAGCGGATCGGGCCGAGCTGGTCGCCGCCTCGGGGCCAGACGTCCTGGGCCAGCTGCGCGAAGCGGTCGAACTGTCGCGAGGCCGCCTCGGCCGGATGGCCTTCGTCGCCGAGCACGACGGCGACATCGTCGCGCTCTTCGGGTTCGTGCCCACGGGCCACCTGTCGAGCACCGCACACCCGTGGCTGGTCGGCACGCCGGGCCTGGCCCGGGTGCCCGGTATGTTAAACAGGCTCTCGCGCTCCTACTGTTCGGCCGTGCTGGGCGAGTACCCCCTGCTGGTCAACTATGTCGACGCCCGCAACGTGACGAGCGCCATGTGGCTGAAGCGGCTGGGGTTCAAGCTCGACGCGGCCCAACCCTTCGGTGTCGAAGGCCTCCCCTTCCACCGCTTTGAAATGCGAGGCCCTCTTGTGTAACCCGGTAGCGATCATGGGCATGCAGGCTGCGGGCGCGGGCATGAGTGCGGTTGGGGCCTATGGCTCGGCCAAGTCCCAGAAAAGCGCGCTCGGGTTCCAGGCCCAGATGGCCGACGTCAACGCGCAGCTGGCCGAGCGCCGCGCGCAGATCGCCCTTGAGCAGGGGGCCTACCAGGCCCAGGAGATCGAGCGCCAAGGCGCGCGGGCCAAGGGCTCGCAACGTGCGGCGATGGGTGCCAGCGGGATCGCGCTCGACAGCACCACCGCCCTGGCCATCGTCGCGGGCACCGACATGGTCTCGGCCGAGGACGCGCAGCAGGCCCGGGTCAACGCCGTGCGCGCGGCCTGGGGCCACCGCACCGACGCCACCAACATGCGCAACGAGGGTGTCGCCGCCCGCGCCAACGCCAAGGGCATCAACCCGTGGGGCGCGGCCTCGACCAGCCTTCTGGGCAGCGCCACGAGCATGGCGTCCAGCTATTACGGCATGCGGAAAGCGGGCTGATGGCCAACCTTCGCATCGATGACACCCGCCGCGTCGCGCCCGGGCAGGCCCCGGGGCAGTTCGACGCGCCTGACGCCTCGCGCGGTGCCGAGTTCGCATCGCGCCAACTGCAGGCGGCAGGCCAGGCGGTGCAACAGGGCGGCCAGGTCGCGGCCAACATCTACACGGCCGAGCGCGAGAAGTTCAACGAGACCCGGGTCAACGAGGCGCTGAACCGCGCCCAGGCCGTGGCTCTCGAAAACCAGACCGAGATGAGCCAGCTGCTCGGCGCGGCGGCCATGAAGGTCGGCGAGAACGAGCAGCCGGTCGATGTCGTCTACAATGAGCGGTTCGGCCGGCAGGTCGGCGAGATCGCCGACGAGCTGCAGCTGACCGCCGAACAGCGCCGCCGCTACCAGGAACAGGTCCGGCCTCTGACCACGCGCTTCAGCGCGGCGGCCACGGGGCACTTCGCCGCGCAGGCCACGGCCTACCAGGAAGACGTCGAGACCACCACCGTGGCCACGGCCGGGATGGCGATCCTCGCCGACCCCGACAACGCCGAGGTCTACGCCGAGAACCGTGGCCGCATCGTTCAGGCAACCGCCGCCAGCGGTCGGCGTCTGGGCTGGACGGCCGAGCGCACCGCGCTCGAAATCCAGGACCGCACCGGCAAGGTCGTCCTGGAGGCGATCATCGCCCGGGGCGACGAAGACCCGGCAGGTGGCCGCGACATGCTGGAGCGCCACCGCGACGACATGACCCCGGTGCAGCATGCCGCGGCCCGCAACGCCGTGGCCGGGGGTCTGGCCACGCAAGACGCCTCGGCGTGGGTGTCGACGATCTTTGCGGGCGCGCCGCCTGCCGAGCCCGGCACGCCGGGCGCGAGCTTCCAGATGCCGCTCCAAGGCGTCGAACTGCCGGGACCGGGGAGCCGAGACTACGGCGAACGCCCCCGTTTCCGCACGTCCACGGGCTGGTCGTCGAGCAACCACGACGGCGTCGACTTCTCCGCGCCGGCCGGGTCGCCTGTGCGCGCTGTGGCCGGGGGCCGCGTAATCCGCGCAGGCCCGAACGGCGGCTACGGCAACTTCGTCGAGGTCGACCACGGCAACGGCGTCGTCGTCGGCTACGCCCACCTCCAGGACTTCGACGTCGCGGTCGGGGACACGGTCGCCCCGGGCCAGAGCTTCGCGCGCGTGGGATCGACGGGCAGCAGCACCGGCCCCCATCTCCACATGCGCGCTCGCCGCAACGGGGAGAACATCGACCCCGCCGAGCTGTTCAGCGAAGAGAGCACCACCGGAGGCACCGCGCCGGCCGCTGGCGGCTCCCGGCCGACGCGCGCCGCTATGGAGCGCATGGCCGCGGAACGCTTCGGCACCAATCCGGTCCAACTCCAGGCCGCCCGGGCCGAAATCGCGCGCGCGTATTCGATGGACGCGGCCGAGAAGGCCGAGCGCGAGCGCAACGCGCTCGACGCCGCCTACCGGCACATGGAGCAGACACGTACCCCGCCGCCCGCGTCGATGATGGCCAACCTGCCCGCAGGTTCTGTGAACGCGGTGAACAACTACCTGGAGGCGCTGACCGCGCCCCCGACCGTGCGCAGCGATCCGACCGTCCTGATGGCCATCGCCGCCAACCCGCAAGCCATCACCGAGATGCGACCGGAGGAGATCGTCGCCACCTACGGGCGCAGCCTGTCGTCCAACGACCTCATCAGCCTGATCGGTACCTCGGCCCGGGCCAGCACCGCCGCCGTGGCCGAGGCCCAGAAGTCCACGGTCGTGCCGCAAGAGGCCTTCTCTTCGGCCTGGTCCGCGACGCTCGACGCTTCGGGCATCGACCGCACGCCCGCGGGCCGCACCGCCGACAGCGACCGGCAGGCCCTGGCCCAGATCAACGCCGCCGTGCGCGAAGAGATCGTCGAGCGCCAACGCACGCTCGGCCGTCAGATGAACCGCGAAGAGATCGCAGCGGTCATCGAAAACCGCATGGGCAGGCTTGCGTGGGAGCGCCCGCAGGGTATCTTGCAGCCCTACGCCACCGGCTTCCAGACCTCCTACGAGACGATGATCCCGACGAACCAGCGCGAGTACCGCACCCGCGCGCGGGAGCGCCTGGGCCGCAACCCGACCGACGCCGAAATCTATCAAGAATACGTCCGCAACCGCATCCGAGGAAACTAGGCGCGCATGGCTCTCGAAGACCAAGACCCCGCCGCCGAACTCGAAGCGCAACGCCAACGCCTGGCCAACGCCCTGCGGACGGGCGTGGTGGAGAACCCGGATGCGCTGGCCGCCGACCGCGCCGAGGCACAGCGCCGCGGCATGCCGGTCTCGCGCCTGCGCGCCATCCGCGAAGTCAACGGCGCTCTGCCGCCGGCCAACTACGACCCCGACCTGCCCGCCCGCGCGCCGGCCACCAGCAACTTCCTCTCGAACCCGGCCAACGCCTCGGTCGCTCACGACGACATCGAGAGCCTGACCGGCCTGGAGCGCATCGTCGCCCGGGGCTTCTACACACCCGAGCAGAGCCGCCAGCTCATCGCCCAGACCGCGGCGCGCAATGCGCGCGAAGAGGGCCAATCGGCGGCGCGCACGCCTCTGGGCCGCCTGATCGAGCGCCAAGGCCCGGCGGGCCGCGCCGCGGCCAACCTCTTCCGGGGCATCGGCGAGCGCGGTAGCCAGCTGGTCGGCGGCGTTGCGCGCGTGGACCAGACCCTGTTCGGCGGGATCGAGGATTTCGCGCGCCGCCAGTACGACCGCGTCGGCATCCCGATCTACGACTTCCGGCCGGACGAGCAGGGACGCTTCAGCATCCAGCGCGTCGAGCCCGCTGCGGACGGCACCACCCGCACCACCCAGATGACCCGGGCGCTTGAGACGCCGGCCTTCGGATACGAGGCCGGCACGACATGGGAAGAGGTCAAGGCTCGTCCGCTGCGGAACGTCATCCCTTACGCTCTGGAGAGCGGGCTGGTGTCGCTGCCGGACATGGCCGCCGCGCTGACTGTTCTGCCCGCCTATGTGGTTTCACGCATGGGGGAAATCGGGCAAGACCGCGCCCAGAACGACGCACGTCCAGAGGCTACGGTTGGCGACCTCACGGCGGCGCTGCCTGCCGCGGCGGCCTCGGCCTTCCTCGAACGCCTCGGCACGATGGGCATCCTGGGCGTCGGCGACGAGCTGGCGCACGCCACCCTGCGCGGTGTTCTTAGCGCCTCCGCGCGCGCGGGCCTGACCGAAGGGTTGACTGAAGCCGGGCAGAGCCTCGTCGAATACGCTGGCACCAATCTCGGTACCGAAGCCGGGTTCAACCCGGTCACCGCTCTGGACCAGATGGCGGCTGGCGCGGTCGCGGGCACCCCCTTCGGGGCCACGGTGCGCGGCGTCACCGCTACGGTTGAGGTCGTGACGCGGCGGAACGAACAGGGCGAGGTCGATGCGGCGGCGGGCGAACAGGCGGCCCAGACCCTCGGCGAGCTGGCGACGTTGGCCGAGGCCTCGAAGCTGCGCGAGCGCGACTCCCAGACATTCCAGCAGTTCATCGAGCAGGCTTCCGAAGGCACCCCGGTCGAGAACGTCTACGTCGAGGCGCAGGCCTTCGCGCAGGCGCTGAACGATGCGGGCGTCCCGCTCGAAGACGTGGTCGCCGCGATCCCGGCGCTGGCCGACCAGCTGCCCGGCGCTCTGGCCTCGGGCGGCGATCTGCGCATGACCGCGGGCGAGTTTGCCACGCACATCGCGGGCACCGACGCCACCGCCGCGCTGCTCCCGCACCTGCGCACCGATCCGTTCGGCATGAGCCAGACCCAGGCCAAAGACTTCATGGCCGCGCGCGGCGAGGCGCTGCAGGCCGAGGTCGAGACCGCCGCGGCGCAGGCCCAGGCAACCGAAGAGCTGCGCGCCGGCCGCGAGCGCGTGCAGACCCGGATCACGGAAGAGCTGAACACCACCGGCCGCTTCACCAAGGACGTGAACGCAGCCTACGCCTCGCTGCCCGCTGCCTTCTACGACGTCATGGGCGCGCGGCTGGGCATCACCTCCGAGCAGGCGGCCGAACGCTACCCGCTGAAGTTCGCTTCCGAGATGCCGACGAGCACCGGCCGCGAGGTCTTGGACCAGGAAACGGACACCGTCGACCTGATCCACTTCAGCGACAGCGAGGGCCTGACGACCTCCGACCCCTCGAAGTGGGGCGCGAGCCGCGCGACGCAGAACAGCGAGCGCGAGCGCCGCAACGCGGGCGCGCCGGGCCGGACCTACTTCGGCGTGCGCGGCGTCTACAACGGTGAGCCCGCCACGGGCATCGCGCGCCGGCCGTTCCAGTACCAGGCCCAGGTTCCGGCCTCGAAGCTCTATAACTTCGACGCCGACCCGCAGGGCCTGAAGCCGACGGAGGGCACGCCCGCCGAGATCGCCACCGCCTACGAGAAGGCGATCCAGGCCGCTGGCTTCAGCGGTTACCGCAGCGACGCCGTCGTGCCCGGCGCGGTCGCGGTGTTCGACAAGATCGAGGTGAAGCCGACGAGCGCCACCGATCTGGTGGAAAAGCGGTTCAGCCCCGAAAACATCGACGATCTGCTCAAGCACGACGACTGGTCGATCCTCACCGCCGAGAACCCGCGCGGCGAGCAGGCCACGCCCGAGGCAAACGCCAAGGCGCAGGCCAAACTGGTGGCCGACCTCAAGGCGATGGGCGTCCAGTACCTGCCTGCCATCGGCCGCTACGGGCAGGTCGAGAACTCGTTTGTTGTGGCCGGGATCACCGAGCAGCAGGCGCGCGACCTCGGCCGGAAATACGACCAGGACAGCGTGTTGACGCGCAAGGGCCTGATCTACCAGGACGGCGCGATCAACCCGGCGCGCGGCATCGAAACCCACGCCACCCGGCCGGACGACTTCTTCACCGAGGTGCCCGGCACGGGCGCGCTGTTCACGGTAGACGTCGACTTCGACACCAAGGAGGGCGGGCTCAACACCGAGACCGCAGCCTTCAAGGCCTGGTTCAGCGGCAGCAAGGTGGTGGACGAGGACGGCCAGCCGCTTGTCGTTTACCACGGGACGACCAGTGACTTCGATGCCTTCGACCGTGAACGCGCCAACATCGAAAGCAACCTGGGCGGCGGCTTCTACTTCTCTTCGCAACGTGAAGACGTCGCGGCGAACTACGCGGGCGAAGGCCCCGACCTGACGGTGCGTCTGGGCCAGCGCGCCGAGCGTATCGCCAATGACACAGACCGGGAATACAACGATCCTGAAGTAATCGCCGAAGCGCGAGCGCAGCTTGCCGTGGAACACGGCGGCATGACGTTGCCGGTTTACCTGGCCATCAAGAACCCGGCCGTGTTGGGTGGGCCGAACGAAACCGTTTTGACTTTTGAGCAGACGTTCGACGAGGAAACCGAAGAGTACGGCGAGCCGGAAGGCACGCTCGTAGACTTCGTCGAGGCTATCCGTGAGGTCGCGTCTGACCCGCGCTACTATGACGGGGATGCCGAAACCGCGGCGGCGCAGCTGTTCGAGGCCGCGGCCGACAACGACGGTGTCACGGTGGCCCAGGCGTTTGAGCTGCTCTCGAAGAGTTCCGACGGAGCGTTCGTCTACGCCACGGACAGCGACTTCGGCGGCCTGGCCGGGCATGAGATGGTTCGCGCGGCGTTGGAACGTGCCGGCTTCGACGGCATTGTCGACCGCACCGTCGATCAGAAGTTCGGCACGCAGCGCAAGGTCGGAAAGTCGATGGAAGGGGTGCGTCCCGGCACTACACACTTCGTCGCCTTCCGCCCCGAGCAGATCAAATCCGTCTTCAATCGGGGCACCTTCGACCCCACCGACCCGCGCATCCTCTACCAGTCCGATCCCTTCTATTCGGCGCTGGAGCGCGCCGTCGAGACCAGCTCCCTGACCAAGGCCCCGGCCGCACAGTGGAAGGCGACGCTCGCCAAGACGCCGGGGGTGAAGAAGGAGGAAATGGGTTGGACCGGGCTAGAGAACTGGCTCGACATGGGCGCGCCTGTCTGGCGCGGCGATATGAACCGGGTCGATCTCGTCTCTGATGTCGCGACTGGCGGCAACATCACCCGCGAGGCCGTCCTCGCATATCTTCGTAACGGCGGCATCCGGGTCGAGGAGGTGGTGCTGGGCGAACCGGGCGCTGACGCACGGCTGGACGCCCGCATTGAACAGCTGATGGAAGAAGGTCTGTCGCGGCAGGAAGCTGTCGCGGAGGCCTTCGCGGAGGGGGCCGATGGCTCGCCCGCGCAGTTCTCCACCTACAAGCTCCCCGGCGCGGACGACACCTACCGCGAAATCCTGCTCACCCTGCCGAGTATCGACGGCCCGTCGACCCATTGGGACACGCCGAACGTCGTCGCCCACGCGCGCATCACCGAGCGCACCGACGCCTCGGGTGCCCGCGTCCTGTTCCTCGAAGAGGTCCAGAGCGACTGGCACCAGAAGGGGAGGGATCAGGGGTATCAACAACCCTCGGACCCTATCAAACAAGAAGAGGCCCGCCTTGCTCGCGCCGCCGCCTACGAGGCGCGCGACGCCGCTCGGGTGGAGTTTGCCGAAGAGGTCGTGGCCGAAGGCGAAGTGCTGCTCTCGCGGCTTCAGGCCTCCCAAGAGAAAGCCAAGGCGGCGCTGGGCGTCGAGGGCGACGCTGTTCTGGCCGAACGCATCGCCAAACTGAACGGCGCGCTGAACACGATCACGGGCCAGATCGCCGCCAAGGAGTTCGCCCGCGCGTCGCAGCAGGCGTCGCTCCTGGTCTACAACGCCGCCAACGGCATCGGTAAAACCGAGACGATGCAGGCCGCCGTCAAGCGGCTTGAAGACGCGCAGCTTGCGTCCATCGAAGCGGACGTGGCCTACGACGCCGCCAGCGGCGAGACCGGCATCCCCGACGCCCCCTTCCGCACCAGCTGGTCGGCTCTCGTGATGAAGCGGATGATCCGCTACGCTGTCGACAACGGCTTCGAGAAGGTCGCGTGGATCAACGGCAACCAGCAGAATGGCGGCCAGACCGGGGGTGACGGCTCCTTCTTCTACGAGCGCAATCTGGTCAACGTGACCAACGACCTGCTGAAGAAGTACGGGGCGCGGGTTGAGCCTGTGGACTTCAAAGGGCCGGAACACCGATCCGAAGTAGAGCATTTCTACAACGGCAACGTGCCAGCCGATGCTTTGCAAGAGTTCGAGCGCCCCCCGCAGGAACTCGGCATCCAAAACGGCTTCACCATCACGCCGCAACTGGCCGAGGCCGCGCGCGCGGGCTTCGCCCTGTTCCAGCGGAACCGCGGCCAGATCGCCTTCGGAGCCGACGTCAGCCAGACGCCGAGCGTCATCAGCTTGCTGCGCGCCGCCGACCTCTCGACCTTCATCCACGAGACCGGGCACTTCTTCCTCGAAGCCACGGCGCACATGGCCAACCAGCCGGACGCGCCGGCCGACATCGTCAACGACATGAGCACTGTGCTCAACTGGTTCGAGCCGGGCATGACCCAGGCACAGTGGAACGGCATGTCGCTGGAGCAACGTCGCCCCTACCACGAGAAGTGGGCGCGCGGTTTCGAGGCCTACCACTTCGAGGGCCGCGCCCCGAGCCTGGCCCTGCGCGACGTGTTCCGCCGCTTCTCGGCCTGGCTCAAGAACGTCTACAAATCCCTGACCGCCCTCGACGTCGAGCTGACCGACGAGGTCCGTCAGGTCATGGACCGGATGCTCGCCAGCGAGGCCGAGATCAAGGAGATGGAGCAGGTCCGCGGTCTCGCGCCGGCCTTCGCCACCAAGCCCGAGTTCGCCTCCGAGGCCGAGTGGGCCGAGTACCAGAAGCTCGGCGTCGAGGCCACGGCCGAGGCCATCGAGCAGTTGGAGACCCGCTCCGCGCGCGACATGCGCTGGGCCTCGGGTGCCAAGGATCGCTATGTGAAGTCGCTGCAGCGCGAAGCTGAAGAGCAGCGCAAGACGATCCGCGCCGAGGTGACCGCCGAAGTCATGGCCGAGCCGGTCAACCGGGCGCGGGCGTTCCTGCGCCGCGGCCTGGGCGAGAACGGCGAGCCGGTCGAAGGCCCGACGAAACTGGACCTCTCCACCCTCAAGGCGCTCTACGGCGAAGAGGGCGCGTGGACAGCTCTGCGCCGCGGCGGCAAGTACGGGGAGGTCGCCACCGACGGCCTGCACCCCGACATAGCCGCCTCGATGTTCGGCTACCCCAACGGCGAAGCCCTGATCGAAGACCTCGTGAACGGCGAGGACAGCGCCGACAAGATCAAGGGCATGACCGATCAGCGCATGCTCGAACGCTACGGCGACCTGTCGTCGCCGCAGGACATCGAGCGCGCGGCCAACGAGGCCGTCGCCAACGAGGCGCGCGGAAAGTTCGTGGCCGCTGAAATGGCGATGGCCGACAAGGCCATCGGCAAGAAGTCGATCTTGAATAACGCCGCCAAGGAGTTCGCGGCCCAGGTCGTCAACCGGCTGGAGCTGAAGCGCCTGCGGCCGGCGCAGTATCTCGCCGCCCAAGGCCGCGCCGCCAAGGCCGCCGACAAGGCGCTGAAGGCCGACGACCTGCCCGCCTTCGCCACGGCCAAGCGCAACCAGCTCATCAACCTGCACACCGGCCGCGCCGTGCAGCAGGCCCAGAAGGACGTCGAGAAGACGATGCGGCTGTTCACGCGGATCGTGAGCGCCAAGGACGACAGCATCTCGAAGTCGCGCAACATGGACCTGGTCAACGCGGCCCGGGCGATCCTGTCGTCCTACGGCGTCGGCCGTGTCAAGAACGATCCCGCGGGCTACATGAAGGCCCTGTCACAATACGACCCGACCCTCTACGCCGACATCGAGCCCTTCGTGAACGGCGCGCGCGGCGACGCCAAGCCCGTGGTCGACCTGACCTATGAGCAGTTCCAGGCGCTGCGCGACACCGTCAACCAGCTCTGGGTGCTGTCGCGCCGGACCAAGCAGATCGAGATCGACGGCAAACTGATGGACCGCGCCGTGGTCACGGAAGAGCTGGGCCTGCGCCTCGAAGAGATCGGCATCCCGGAACAGGCGGGCCTCGACCGCGCACCGACCGACAAGGATAAGATCGTGCGCCGGCTGCTCGGCACCCGCGCCGCGCTTCGTCGTGTCGAAAGCTGGGCGCGCGGTGTCGATGCCGCCGACCGAGGACCCTTCCGCCGGTTCATCTGGAACCCGATCTCGGCGGCGGCCGACACCTATCGCGCCGAGAGCGGCGACTATATCCGCCGCTTCCGCGCGCTGCTCGACGACATGCGCGCCGAGCTGAAGCCGGGCGACATCAAGGCCCCGGAGATCGGCTACACCTTCGGCGGCAAGTCCGAGCTGTTCCATGCCCTGCTGCACACCGGCAACGGCTCGAACAAGTCCAAGCTGCTGCTCGGCCGCGGCTGGGGCAAGAAGCTGGAGGACGGCTCGCTCGACGACACCCGCTGGCAGTCGTTTGTCGACCGCCTCCACACCGAAGGCGTCCTGGCCGCCAAGGACTGGGCCTTCATCCAGGCCGTGTGGGACTTGCTCGAAGAGACGAAGCCCGGCGCGCAGCGCGCTCACCACGCGATCTACGGCCGGTACTTCGACGAGGTCAGCGCCGACCCGGTCGACACCCCGTTCGGCCAGCTGCGCGGCGGCTACGTCCCGGCGCTGACCGACGGCTTCCTGGTGCAGGACGCGGTGCTCCGCGCCGAGCAGGAGGCCATCGAAGGCGGTGACAGCGCCATGTTCCCGGCCGCATCCAACGGCTTCACCAAGTCGCGCGTCGAGGACTACACCCGCGAACTGGCGCTCGACCTGCGCCTGCTGCCGATGCACATCGACAAGGTGCTGAAGTTCACGCACCTCGGCCCGCCCGTGCGCGACGTCGCCCGGCTGCTCAAGGACCGGGGCTTCTCCAAGAAGCTCCAGGCCTTCGACCCGACGGCCCAGAGCGACTTGCTCCTGCCGTGGCTGCAGCGCGCCGCCAAGCAGCTGGTCGAGACGCCGTCCAAGGGCGAGGCCGGCAAGGCGGCCGACAACTTCTTCAGCGCCGTGCGCAGCCGCGTCGGCATGCAACTGATGTTCGCCAACGTCGTGAACACGGCGCAGCAGATCACCGGCTTCTCGAACGTGATGCTGCGCGTCAAGCCCGCGGTCGTGGGCGACGCGCTGTGGCGCTACGTCCGCGACCCGAGGGGCGTGTCGGACGCGGCGGCCAGCCAGTCGGTCTTCCTCACCAACCGGATGAGCACCGACATCTTCGAGGCGCGCCAGACCATCACGCAGCTGACCAAACTGAACCCGTCCAAGAAAGACGAGGCCGTCGATTTCCTGAAGCGGCACGCCTACTTCATGCAGTCGGCGCTCCAGAACGTGATGGACGTCGTCAGCTGGACCGCGGCCTACAACCAGGCCGTGGCCAAGGGCGAGAACGACCGCGACGCCATCCGGTTTGCCGACAGCGTGATCCGCGAGACGCAAGGCACAATGGCCCCCGAGGACGTCTCTCGTTTCGAGACCGGCGCGCCGTTCGTGCGCGTGTTCACGCAGTTCGCCGGCTACTTCAACATGATGGCCAACCTCAACGCGACCGAGGTCCAGATCACGGCGCGCAGCGTCGGCCTGAAGAAGGGCATGGGGCGGCTGTTCTACGTCTACCTGATGGGCTTCGCGATCCCGGCGCTGCTGGGCGACGCCATCGCCAAGGCGCTGCGCGGCGGGTGGGAAGACGAAGAGGGCGACGGCTACATGGACGACCTGTTCGCGTGGTTCTTCTCGTCGCAGGCCAAGTTCGCCCTGGCCGCCGTGCCGGTGGTCGGGCAGGCGGGCAACGCCGCGTTGGGGGCCTTCACCAAGATGCCCTACGACGACCGCATCTCGATGTCGCCGGCCGTGTCTGTGATCGAGAGCGGACTGTCGGTTCCGGCCGCGGCCTACAAGGCCCTGGTCGAAGGCGAAGAGTTCAACCGCGCCGACGTGCGCAACACGCTCAACCTGCTGGGCATCCTCACGGGCACCCCGACGGGCGCGCTGGCGAAGCCCGTCGGCTATGGGGTCGGCGTCGCGCAAGGCGACATCGAGCCGACCGGCCCGGTGGACGCGGCGCGCGGCGTGGTGACCGGCGCGCCGTCACCCGAGAGCCGCCAGTGATTGGTATGTCTAAGGCCCGGTCCCGCCCCTAGGATCGCGCCCGTCCTTCGGAGCTTTCAACTTTGGCCATCTCTTCGAGCACCCGCAAGGCCGGGCCGTTTCTCGGCAACGACGCCACGACGGTTTTCCCGTTCGCGTTCAAGGTCTTCACCGCCGCCGATCTGCTCGTCGTCAACACCAGCGCGCTCGGTGTCGAGAGCGACCTGGAGCTCGACGTCGACTACACGGTGTCGCTGAACGCCAACCAGGACAGCGACCCGGGCGGTTCGGTCACGCGGCTCGCGGCTCTGCCGACGGGCGAGCGGCTGACGATCACTTCGGACGTGGCCGCGCTCCAACCGCTCGTGCTCACCAACAACGGCGGCTTCTACCCGAACGTCATCAACGACGCCTTCGACAAGATCACCATCATCGCGCAGCAGCTGATCGAACAGGTCGGCCGCTCGCTGAAGCTCCCCATCAGCTCGACCGCCAGCGCCACCCTGCCGGACCCGGTGCCCAACTCGATCCTGGCCTGGAACTCCGACGCCGACGGTTTCGTCAACATCGACCCGACCGACCTGGCCACGGTCTCCGGCTACGCGGACGCCCGCGTCGAGGTCTACAACGGCGACGGCGTCGAGACCGAGTTCGAGATCGACTTCAACCCCGGCGTCCTGGCCAACCTGGACATCTCCATCAGCGGCGTGACCCAGGTCGCGGGCGTCGACTTTAGCTGGCTTGGCACGACGATCACCTTCGCGACGGCCCCGCCCAACGGTACGGCTATCCAGGTCCGCTACGCGAGGCCCCTGTCCCCTCCTCCGGCGCTCGACGCTGCCGTGGCTGCCTCACAGGCCTCCGCTGCCGAGGCGGGGGATTATGCCGCCGTGACCGCCGCGGACAGGGTCCAGACCGGGCTCGATGCCGCCGTGACCGCCGCGGACCGGGTCCAGACCGGGCTCGATGCCGCCGTGACCGCCGCGGACAGGGTCGTCACCACCGCTGACAGGGTCCAAACCGGCCTTGACCGGGTCGCCACGACCGCGGACCGGGTCCAAACCGGCCTTGACCGGGTCGCCACGACCGCGGACCGGGTTCAGACTGGTCTTGACCGGGTCGCCACCGGTGCGGACAGGGTCCAAACCGGCCTGGACCGAGCGGCTTCAACAGCGGCTGCGGCCACCGCCGCCGGCCTGGCAAATATGTGGCCTGATACCGTTACTGGTCTCGCCAACACACCTGCTGACGGTTACTTCTCCGTCCCTCCCAGTAGTTCAGGTGTCATCACCATCTACCAAGACGTAGGCGGGGTCGCTACTCCGGTCTACTATGACTATAGCCTGACGCCCGACCACAAGAGCCGGCTGACCGTTCCGCCGCAGCTCACCGGCACCCGCTCGCGCGGCTTCCACATTCACAAGGCTTGCGACGATTGGGCGAACGGCACCCGTCTGTCGGGCACGATTCTGTCCATTGGCGACAGCCTCGGCCAGCGCGACTACAAGAACGGGCCGGAGCAATTGGCGCGCATCCTGTCGGGCTGGTTCAAAGATCGTCCGGTCATGTATCCGACCCAAGCGGGCGGATTCAACGACGGAGCTGGCGGGACGCGGTTTGTGACCGGCGCTCGCTCTACCGCGACCAGCAACATCAAGACCGACTATTCGACGGCCTACACCGGCTCGACGCAAAGCCTCGCGCCCGGTCAGATCGCCACCTATGCGGGCGGCGCTGACGGCGGCGCGCTGTACTGCAACCGCATCCGTATTCCGATGATCCGCGCGTCTGGCGGGCCGACGTTCAAGATCGAGATCGCCAACGCCTCCGCAGCCCCGGCCATCGCCTCGGGAAGCTGGGTCTCACCGACTGTCGGGCAGATCGCATCGGGCCACTCGCTCACCGGCTCCGACCTGATCGTTGACCTGAACGCTGCGGCTGGCATCGAGTGGGTTGAGCTGGTCGTGACCTATGGCCAGTGGACCTATCGCCTGACGAACACGCACGGCTCGGTCACGGGCAAGGCGCTCAACGGCTGGCTGGAGATCAGCGACCGCTCGGCCATCAACATCGTGCGCTTTGCGGAAACCTCCAACAGCTTCGCCAACGAGGTCTCCGGCTCGCAGACCTACATGGCTCCGTTCATCGCCAACGTGCAGCCGGACGTGATCCTGATTTGCTCGGACGACCAGATCGCCTCCTACCAGAACTTCCTCCCGATCCTTGAGGCGGCGATCACGGCGGCGGGCCTGACCTACAAGCCAACCGTGATCCTCGCGGGCAATCCGACCAACGCATCCGATGACACCGCTCTGGCGACGCGGACGGACTACTGCTCCAGCTATTGCGCTTCCCGCCTTGGCTGGATCACGGCGGACCTGATCGCCATAACCGGCGGGCTGGCGGAAGTGACCCGCGAGGGCGTGGCGGGCGACGGCACCCACCCTTGGGCGACGAACGACATTGCCTATCGCGCCGCCTGGAATATCTGGGCCGGTCAGAACGGCTTGGTCGCTGATCTGCTTGGCGGGGTCGCCAGTTCGCGCGACATCGTCCGGTCCGCTGGTTCTGGCGCGATCACCTCCGAAGGGATGCGGGCGCTTCAAGCGGCAACCTCGGCCATCGACACGGGCTTCATGACGTGGAGCGGCATCGTCACCGGCACGGCATCTGTCACTGTCAACGCCGACAAGTCGATGTCACTGGCCTGCGGTGCGACCTCGGGTTCCAAGGGCGTGGCCTACATCAACGAGACCAACCCGTATTTCGGACGGGCAAACGGCTCTCGTCCGCTGGCGCTTGAGGGCGGGTTCAGCTTCTGGGTCAAGCCGGTCACGGCCAACACCACGGGCATCATGCGCGCGATCTGGACTCTGGACCGGGGCTATAACGCAGCCCACACCGGGGCGCTGACGGGCGGCGGGGTCGGCTTCATCTTCGAGAACGGCACGGTCTACGGCATCTACTGGAATGGCAGCGCGGAGACGAAGACCGCGACGAGCCATACGCTGACGACCAACCAGTTCGACGACTTCCAAGTCGTGCTGAAAACCATCCCGAACGACACCACCAACGCGCTGGCGGAGTTCTTCGTCAACGGGGTCAGCCTCAACCCCGGCGGCAGCAACTACCGTAGGGCGGGTTCGGCCTCGGCCCTCCGGTTTGAGATCGAGCAATCGTCAGCAGCGGCCTACACCCTGCGCGTCTCTCCGCCGAAGCTGGCGAACATCCGTGGCTAGGTCCGCATATTCCCCAGGAGACCACCATAACCACCAAAGTCCCCTCGGAGATGCTCGGGTTCACCCCGGCCACCTCCGAGGCCCTTTCTCTCGCCGCGGTCCCCATTGGTTCGGGGATCGACTACTGGGGCACCACGCTCCCTGGCGCAGACTGATGACCCAGCCCCACACCAAGGAGAGACCCGCTCGTGACCTTTGACGCCGGAACCTTGCTCGCCCTCATCCTCGCGGGGGTGTCGGTGATTGTGTGGCTCGTCCGGCTGGAGGGCCGGGTGAATAGCAAAGCGACGGCCGACCAGATCGGGGCGCTGAACGGCCAGGACGCGGCGCTGAACAACCAGATCGCGGCTCTCGCCGCGGTCATCGGGGCGCTGCAGGCCAAGGAGGCCAGCCACGACCAGACCCGGGACGAGGTGATCCGTCTGCAGGAGCAAATCAAACACCTCACCAATCTGATCGAACGGCTGCTGCCGCCCGCGCGCAGGAAGGTGACGCCGTGATAGACGCAGACAACCCCGTCCCCGAGCCCTCCTTCCGTTGGAGGCGCTACGTCACCGTCGGCTATCTGCTCGTCACGGCCGGCCTCCTGGCTCTCGTCGTCTGGCGGATGACCGAGAGCGCGCCTTTGCGCGACGTGGCCCTGGCCCTGATCGGCTCGCAGGCCTTCTTCGCGCTGCTCTACATGGGCGGCGCTTCCGCCGCGGACCTCGCCCGCATCATAGCAAGCTGGAAGAAACCATGAGCAACGTCTTCGGTTCCCGGTCCTTGTCCCGTCTGCAGGGCGTCCACCCTGACCTGCAGCGGGTCGCGCATCTGGCCCTGTCCTACAGCCCCCACGACTTCCTCATCACCGAGGGCCTGCGCGCGCGCGCCCGGCAGAAGGAACTCTTCGAGGCGGGTGCGTCGAAGACCCTGAACAGCCGCCACATCACCGGCCACGCCATCGACTTCGCCGTTCTGATCGGCGGCAAGGTGCGTTGGGATTGGCCGCTCTACGGCCCGGTCGCCGACGCCTTCAAACGCGCGGCCAAGGAGCTGGGCGTCCCGATCATCTGGGGCGGCGACTGGAAGTCCCTGCGCGACGGCCCCCACATCGAGCTGGACCGGAGGAAGTACCCGTGAGGAACCCCTTCCCCCTTCGCACCTGGCTCATCGCCGCCGCGGTCGTGCTGCTGCTGGTCGCCGGCCTGTCGTGGCGCGGGGCCTGCACCGCCGCCGACCAGGCGGGAGACCAGGCCACCATCGCCGACGCGCGCACCGCGACAGCGACCGAGACGTTTGATATAGTTGTCAACAACGCGGCGGCCGACGCCGGCACACAGACCCAGGTCCAGGAGGCCCAAGATGCGGTCCAACAAGCTGATCCCGCTGATCGCGAGCGCGTTGCTCGTCGCGAGCTGTGCAAGCTCCAGGGTGGCAGCGCCTGCTGAAGGCTGCTCGGTATTCGGCGAGGCGATCCTCGGCACCGAGGTCGGCCACGCCACGCTCGGCGACAGCGGCGACCCGCTGACCGACTGGCGGAAATACGGCCTCGACGAGACCGGCCGCCTGACGCAGTCGGAGCGCGACAAGAAGGACGGCCTCGCCGTCATCAAACTGTGCGAAGCCCGCGACCAGCGGGCCTACCGCAGGATCAATGCGCCTTTCTGGCAGTTCTGGAACCGATAAGATGACCACCCTCGTCCCTGAAGCTATGCTCGCCGCAGGCGCGGACTACGCCACCTCGGCCGAGGTGCTGGCTCTGGCCAACATCATCTGCCCCATCGGCACCGTGATCGAGTATGCGGGAGCCGACGTGCCGGCCGTCGTGCAGGGCGTGACCTGGGCCTTCCCCTACGGCCAGGCAGTCAGCCGCACGACCTACGCCACGCTCTTCGCGCGGCTGGGCGTAGCGCACGGCGTCGGTGACGGGTCGACCACCTTCAACCTGCCGGATCGCCGCGGTCGTGTGGCCGTCGGCCAGGACGACATGGGCGGAACGTCGGCCAACCGGATCACCGCTGCGGTCGCGGGCTTTGATGGTGACGTGCTCGGCGCGGTCGGCGGCGACGAGCGGCTGCACCAGCACACGCACGTCCTGACCGATCCGGGGCACGTCCACCTGATCTCCCCGCCCTCCTCCAGCGACGACACCTCTTCGGGGCTGACGTCCACTGGTACGGGCGGCGGCGAGACGGTCACGCCCTACAACAGCGGGTCGGCGACGACGGGCATTACGATGGCCGACACGGGCGCAGGCGCGAGCCAGAACGTACAGCCGTCCATCGTGCAGAACTTCCTGATCCGTATTCTGTAGCGGAGAAACGGCAGGCCCGACGCGCGGAAGGACAAGTAACGCGCGTCGGGCCTGTGTTCGTGTCGGCCTTGTCGGCTCCACACTCATCCCGTGGCCCCGTCTCCCGGGAGGCCACGAGGCCAGCAGCTAACCTAGCACGGCTCGGGGCTAGATCAACCCGAGCGCCGACAGGTACAGGTCGATGACCGCCTCTTCCTCCTGGCGCTTGGCCTTGTCCATGTCGGCGATGCGGATCACCTTGCGCAGGATTTTGGTGTCGAAGCCCTCGCCCTTGGCCTCGGCGAAGACCTCCTTGATGTCGGCCTGCACCGCGGCCTTGTCTTCGTTCAGGCGCTGGACGCGCTCCACGAACCCACGCAGGCGGCCTTGGGCGTTCTCGCCCAGGACGTCGGGGCTGGCGTCGAAAGATGCGTCGTCGGTCATGTGATGTTCCTCTTCATGGCGTCGAGCAGGATTTGCTGGACGCTTCGCTTGGTGGTTAGCCGGTCTAGTACGAGTTCATCCACGGTGCCGGCGGCCAGGATATAGTGGACATAGACGGCGCGCTTCTTGCCCGCCTGCTGTTGGCGCATCGGGCCGACGCGCTCGATGATCTGATCGTGCTCTTCGAGGTTCCAGTTCAACCCGAAGAAGGCGACGATGTTGCAATGCTCCTGGAGCCCGTCGACCCCGTGGCCCAGAGAGGCCGGGTGAGCAAACCAAACTCGGCCCTCGCCTGCTTTAGCGCGGCGCAGGCCAGTTGACGTTGAGAGGTCGATGCCCCCGGGGAAGGCACGCTGCAGCCGTTCGAGGTCATGCCGGAAGTTGTAGGCGACGAGGACTGGTGCTCCTGCTGCCTCTTCGACCACACTCTCCAGGGCGTCCAGTTTGGCTCCGTGGACTTCGTGCCAGGCCTTGTTCTCTTCGTTGTCATAGATCGCTCCGTTGGCTATTTGCAGACACTTGCCTGTGCGGGCGGCGGCGTTCACCGCCTCGATGCCGACCGCCTTGATCTCGGTCCACATCTTACGTTCCATCTCGCGGTAGTGGCTGCGCGCCTTGGCGGGCAGGTCGACCCTGATCTCGTTGAACAGGGGCTTCTCGACCGGCACCTCGGTGGTCAGGCAGATGTCGCGGATCGCGCCCTCGATCTGCTCCTGGGCGAAGGGCAGGGGGTCGATGCCGTGGCCGTCGAACGACCGCTGGAACCACCGCTCCTTGAAGCTCTCGTAGGTCCGACCGAGGCGCTGGCCGGCGTCGAGGAACCAGCCCTGGCCCCACAAGTCCTGCAGTCCGTTCGGCGACGGCGTGCCCGTCAGGTTGATCCAGCGCGGCGTGCGGTGGGCGACGCGGCCGATGGCCTTGGCGCGGGTTGAGCCCGACCCTTGGTAGAAGACTTTGCCGGTGCGCGGGTGGGTTTTGAACCCACCCCTGAAGCTCTTGAGCTTGGTGCTCTCGTCCGCGATCACGACGCCGAAGGGCCAGTCGCCGTCCAGCTTCTCGATCAGCCACGGGAGGTTTTCGTAGTTGATGGTGGCCAGAGGGCTGTTTCCGCGCCGCACACGGCCAAGAGCGTTCAGCCGGTCGCTCGGTGAACCGAGGATCGTCTCGACCTCCCAGGAGGCGCAGAAATCCCACTTCCTGACCTCGTCCGGCCATGTGTGTTCGGCCACCCGCTTCGGCGCGATGACGAGCGCCGGCCGCGTGACCTCGCCGCAGAGGTGCAGTAGGTCGAGCGCGGCAATAGTTGCACTCGTTTTACCCGAGCCCATAGAAGCCCACTGACCAACGCGCTCTGTCTCGCAAGCAAACTCGATCATGGGGGCCTGCCAGGGCCGGGGGACGTATTCGCGAGACGTCACTTGAACCTGTGCTTCCTGCTCTTCGAGCCCCGGCCGATGTGCCATTTGCGGCACGACGGGCAGCGGTAGACCTCGACGTTCTTGCCGAAGCGGCCCATGTTGCGCGCCGCCCGGGCAGCGTGAGCGCCGCTGTCGAAGGGCTCCTTGCCGTTGCAAGCGGTGCCGTTGGGGTCGACGGCGTCACGGGACACGGCGCTGCTCCGAGAAGCGCAGCGGCACGGGGCGGTCGTGCTGGTTGTTCCGCTGCCTCGGCTCATCCGCCCGCCACAGCGCGCCGATGACCGAGTTGCGGGTGCGCTTCAGCTTGCGCCCGATGGCCGCCGAGCCGAGGCCCTCGCGGCGCAGGCGTCGGGCCTCTGCCAGCTCCACGGCGGTCCAGGGTTTGGCCCAGACCATCTCGGTGCCGCGCGCTACGCCCCGTTCGCGCATCTGGTAGTAGGGGGTCACAGCGCCCTCGGCAGGCCGTTGAGCGTTATGATGTGGCGAGCCGGATCGTAGAGGCTGTCGACCATCCAGCTGACGGCGGGTACGGTGGTGCCGCTGTGCTTCAGCAGACGGATGAAACCCGAGCCCCAGGCGGCGTAGACGTCCTCGCCGCGGCGGAAGAGCTTGGCCTGTTTGAATACGCCCTTCGAGCGCAGGATCACCTGGGCGTCGGGGATTTCGTGGAAGAGGTTGTCGGTCATGTTGTCCTTTCAGCGATGTATCTGTCGACAGCTTCGATGCTGTCGAGGGTTAGAACCGTGCAGCCCATGCTGCGCAGCTTCTCGTGCTCTCGGACCTGGTGGTCTTCGAGCGTTCCGCCCGGGCGTTTCAGCTCGACGAAGTCGATGCGCGGGCCACCGTCACACTTGCTGGCGGTCAGCCCGAGCACCGCGTCTGGCCACACGACCAACCGATCCGGCGCGCCGCGGTGCCCCGGCCAGACCATCTTCCTGACCAGAGCGCCGGCCGCCGCCGCCTTCTTGCGGAGGTGCGCTTCGACTACGGTTTCACGCATCAGAGCGGCCTTTGCAGGATCACAAAATCCCGCGCGCCGAACCGATGCCAGTGGTGCCCGAGGTCCGTCCGCAAAGCAGGCGCGGCAAAACCCCCCGGCCTACGGCTAAGACCCATCGCGTCGAACTGCGCGGCCCAACCTTTTTTGCGAGGCTGCACGAGCGCCCGTTGGCCTTTCAGGTGAACCAACGGGCCGACATAAACGCCGTGATGATCTGTCATTTCCGATACCTTTGTCCTTCCCACCCAGAGGCGGCGAGCGGGAGGCCCGTCGCCCAAGGCGGCACAGTCGACATGATGGCAGACAAGCGTTCGCTTGTAAACTGCCCGCTGTCGATGGTCTCGCAGACCAACTCATCGTGGCAAGTCAACACGATTTCGAACCCGGCCGCCTCGGCCTCGGCCATGTTGTGGGCCAGCACGTCACGCGCGCCGGCCTGGGTCGCGTTCTCGATGATCTTGCCGCCGTAGGTGTGCAGCCGCTCCCACTTCCGGGTGTACTGGTTGACACCCATGTAGGTCAGCTTGCCGTCTTCGACGGCCACGCCCGGGTAGCAGAGGCACCGGCCAGACGGCAGGCGCATGCGCAGCCAGCTGCCGTCGCGCTGGAAGACGAGCTTGCCGCCTGCGACCTCGACGCGCAGCCCCGGCTGCTCGGCGGCGCGGATCGCCGCGCGCTCGGCCTCGTACCAGAGGTCGACAATGTTCTTGTTCTTCTTGCGCCAGGCCTTGACGATCTCCAGCGCCCGGGCGTCGGACATCTCCAGCCCGTAGATGCGGGCCATCGACTGGAACGCGCCGACCGCCCCCTGGTAACCGCAGGCCAGCTCCGGCACCTTGCCCTGCGCCTGGCGCTGGTCGGGCGTGA